GCCCGCCGCAAGTGGCAGCTGCGTCTGAAGAATGCGAAGAAGAACCCCGGCTGGGTAACACGCATCAACGATGTGGAGCGCGACGCGCTGCGCATGGCAGGCGAGGCGGACAAGGCACGCCGCCCGGGGCAGTCGGT